GAAGCATCGAAACCCTCCCCGAAAATCATCATAGCGATAGTCGTCGAGAGGGCGTTATGCGTAGCGGAAGAATGAAAGAGACCTACGAGGTATTGCGGGAAGAGGTTGTCATCCCCGTAATTCACGAAGCCCCCTCGGTTTGGGGTTTCGCGGTAACTCCTCTCTTCGTATTTATTGAGCTGAATGAATTCCATTACTGATAGTAGATGATGTTATCGGGGATTGTAATCTCCGGAATGTTGTAACCCGTCTCCCCGGATACAGAAAGCGTCCCTTCTTCGATGAGTGCCACCACGTCGCCCGAAGTGGGGTCAAGGTTCGTACTTGAGTTCTGCCCCCATACCTTGTAAGTATATTGTCCGGACTCGGTTAGAAGTACCTTTCCCGTAGTCGGTGCGTCTTCGTTGGTGTAAACGATAAGAGCCGTATATCGCTTATTGTCCGCGTCTACGTTTCCGATAAGGTAATATTTCTCTTTCGAAGCCATTGACTCGAAAAGTACGAGATAATGCGTAAACGCTTCGAAGTCTTTTTTCATCTCCTGAAGCGTCAGATAGATGAGTTGTTCGGCTGAAGAATTGGGGTTGAGATGTATCATGTGAAAAGAAAAAGGGGAGGACTTCCGCCCTCCCCCGTCCTGTTAACCAAAAACCAAACAAAGAGAAATCAAGAGCCGGCGGTGAACGTAACGTTACCTCCAGAAACAGTCGTCAAGAATGGAGCGGGGATAGCTTCTTCGGCTGTCAACTGGATTTGATACCCGTTGAGGTCGCCTTTCGCCGTACCCGTACCGAACGTACCTCCCGTAGCTTCCGCGCCGGTGGTATGTCCCATAATCATATAGTTATCGTTATTGTCTTGGACGATAACGCACAAGCGAGATTTCAAGAGGTCGTACAATTCGGCGTTATCCGCTGCTACGAGATTCGGCATTGTCAACTCCAAAACCTGCGAGAAGAATACCGTTCCGTTTTCTACGGAAGCCGTTACGGTTTGCTGAAAAGAACCCGTATTCTTGGTGAGTTCAAAACCGAAAACCGTGATTGCCGACGCTGCGTCAGAAATCGCACCGTTTGAAACCGCGCCCCAATCCGCCGCGTCAAAGGCTTTCACCCATACGCGCTTGATTCCTCCGATTTTATCTTTACAGGGGAAGGAACGCCCTGAAACTGTAATACTACAAGCCATGAGTTAGAGGAATTAAGGGGAGGGATTTTAAGCCCCTCCCCGGTTCAATTAGGATGCTGTTTCAGTGCGCCAGATAGACAAGCCGTTTAAATCTACGACTTGCGTACCGCCTGAGAACTTCATGATCACGCGAGTAACGTCGTCTCCTGTTACGCCGCTCAAGTCCAAAACGGAGGCTTGAATGTGATCCGTCAACAAGTCCGTTCCGAAGTAGAGGTTATCAATCTTAGAACACAACAAAACGTTATCAGGGAAACCGCCCGGAGTGATGATATCGTATCCAGCGTAGCGAGCTACGAGGCCATCATTCAAGAAAGGCAGGTTGTAAGTCGCTGCGAGAGCGCGATAATACAAATTTGCCGATCCGCGGCTCATAAAAATCTTGGTGTTTGGGTCGCCTGCGATAGACGCCGGTGCGCCTTCTCCGCCTGCGGTGATAAGAGCCAAAGCGTCAAGGATTCCAACGGAAGTATTGGCGGCGGTTGCGATGGCTAAAGGCAACGTAGAAACGGTCTCCCGGTCGGGAGATCCGGCTACGATATTTTGAATGATGCCCGTGAAACTTGAGTAAGGAGCGGCCTCGTCGAGTACTTGCTTCCAATTACCAGCCCAAATATTATGCTCAACTCCTTCTGCAACCTTTGCAGCTACATACTGAGCCACGTAAGATGTGAAATCGGCGGGAGCGTTTGAAGACTGCCCGCGCATCTGCATACCTTCCCACGTTGCGCGGAGGTCTTTATTGCATACTTGCTCGTTTACTTGGAGTGCCGATGCCGCCAAAACCGCCTCGCCCAAAACCAACTGACCGGATGTGGGGGTAGTGAATGTGCAGCTTGCCGCGGTGATAGCAGCACCTGAGAACTTGCGGAGAACCGCTTTTGAATGAACGTTCTCCAATACGGAGATGTAACCATTTGCGATCGTGTCAGCAGACAAAACCGCTGCGGCTACGTAGGGACGTGCCGCTTCGCCGGCGTAAGTGCCGACTCCAACTGTAGCGTTAGCCATTATTTAGAGAATTGATTGTGGATCGCGGCAACGCGCTCCGTGAGTGATAACTTAGAAAGGTCGACGGGGGCTTGAACCTCCATCTTTGGAGCGCGAGAAATAGACTTCGTAGCCTGCTTGCTCAGCTCCGTAATTTTTGCGTCTCGGTCTTCGATTTGTGAAGCGAATTCCGCTTTCGTTGCTTCGATAGCTTCTGCGATCATGCCAGCTACCTCTTCGCGTGTCAATACCTCGGAAGATGCTTCTACCTCTTCAACTTCGCTCATCTCCTCCTCTTTGTCTTCTTCCGCTTCTACCGCTGGCTCTTCGCTCGCTTCGTTTACTTCAGCGACTACGCCTTCAGCAACTACCAACATAGAACCGTCGGCGAGAGTGTAATCGCCGTCCGGGAGAGGGATTTGTTCGCCTTCGTCGTTTACTACGAAAACAGAAACGCCGACCGCGAAGGCTTCCGCGTCGGTTTGGATTTCTTGCCCGCTGTCAAGCGTAGCAACTGCAAATTTTACCTCCGCTTTTTCTTCTACCTCCAGTTGAACGGAGTACTTTTCGAACAAGTCGGAGATGCGTTCTTTTAGAGTCATCTTCGAGGGATTTAGATAATAACGATTTTAAAGGGTCATTCCTTACTTGTAAGGCGTTCGGTGAGGTATTCCATAGCGAGTTCGATTTCGACGGCTGAGAGAAGCTCTAATTCGTTGAGCTTGCTTTTTGCCCATCGTAAACCAGCCTTCCCTCCCCACAAGAGATAAGAAATGGTTCCGCATTCAGTCGAGGAATTTGGATCGTAATATTCTTCCGCACGAGAGAGGTAAGAATACATTCGTTTTATGGTCTCCTCGGAAATCGGTTCGCCTTGTGCGAGTTGTTGTGCTCGTACCTTGCCCGTTTGCGTAGCGCATTTATTACCCTCTTTCTCGTTTAATTCGATGCCTCTCTTTGCGTTATTCCGGACGGCTTCGGGGTAATCGTTATAAGACTCCATAACTACGCGCTTCCCCTCTTTATATCGCCCGTCTTGTTTGATCGTAGCGCGTGCCATCTCGTACCGGTTTGTAAAGTACCCTTCGATGCTGAAGCCTTTGACGCTTCCTTCTTTTACGAACTTCTCCCAAATAGCGTCGTTCTCTACTTTCATGGATACCATCCACGTACCGACCGGGACTTCAAGCCCGTACATACGGCTTTTGTCTTGCTCGCCTTCGACGATCCAACTCTCAACAACATGAAGCCCGTTTATCTTGTGTTCGTGTTCGAGGGTGGCGTTCGCTTGATTGCCGTTTTTGAAGTAGAGTTCCATCGCCCGTCGGACGGTCTTCTTTGAGAAGTAGACGTAATATTCTTCTTCTCCGTTCTTCCGGTAAATCGGCTTATCTGGAATGAGAGCCGCGCCCATGATGAGACGTTTTTCTTCGTTCTGAGTTTTGAATTCTACCACTTGGGAATTCATCGCGATCCAATCCGACTCGATCGCGGGATGTTCTACGAGTGAGATAGCGTCGATTCCGTAGAGTTCCGCTTCTTCGTCAATTATGAGTTCTAAAATATTCATCCTACAAGGGAGGCTTGGTCGTTAATACGTTGGTTTGCTTGTTGGGCGTTCGATACTTCCGAAGAGACGACGTATGTACGGAAGCCCGTTTGCCCTGCTCCCGCCCCCAAGAATCCGAGGTCGAGTTGTGGGGTAGTTGGTGTAGCTGGCGCGGTGAGCGTTTGCCTTTGTGGAGGCGTTATGTCGGCTGTTCCCGCGTTGAATTCTTGCCTTTTTATAGTAGCTATTTGCGCCGCTCCCGCTGCTCCGGCTGCCGCCGCTGCTATAAACCGAGAGCCGGGGAAAGTACCGTCTTTTGCAAGGGCCGAACCAATGGCTTCCGCCGTGTTCATGATCGTTTGAACTATAGCGAGTTTTTTCCCTATTTCGAAACTCCGCTTCGCTCGCTTCTCTTCGTCCCTTGTAAAGAGCGTATTCAGGTTGTCAACTACATTTAAAGTCAACTGAGCAAATTCAATCGCTTGATACGCTACCATTTCCGCCCCGTTGACGAAGTCTTCAAAGGTCTCTCGTTGTAGCCTTCTCTTTGCTTCTTCTGCGGTCTCCGTTGCGAGGACTTGGGTAGCGAGATTTGTTTGATTGGTTTGGAGGGTCTTCTCTTGGTTCTCCGTCGTTACTTGAAGCGTTTTTTGTTCCGATTCGATTCGTTTTTCATTCGCTTCGACGGTCGCCTTCATAAGGTCGATTTCCGCTTGAGCGGCTTCTTTCGCTTTGGCGATGCCTTCAGAACGTAAAGAATTGAGTTCCGTTTGTAGTCGCTTCTGTGTACGAAGGGAAGCCGATTGTAAATCGAGTACCGCCGCTTCCGCTTCGGCCACCCGGTTGAGGTCTTCTTCCAAACTCTCACCAAGGTCTACTTGTTCACGTGCTATCCTTGCCCGTTCTTCAGCGAGGCGGAGTTGTTCGTCTACGGTTTGTTGTTCGAGTTCTACGGCACGTTGTAAAGCGTCGATCCGTTCTTCTACGGTCAACGTGTCATCTTCGGCCAAAAGCCGCGCTTTACTTATCTCTAAATTCGTCGCCGCTCTCGCTTTGGTGAATTCCCGCTCTTCGTCCTTGAGGCGGTTCATAGCCCGCTCCAAGTCGGAGGCCGCTTTCGTCTCTCGAATTATCTCGTCGGTGATTCCAGTAAACGCGCCTTTAACGTCTTCTAATGCCCCGGAAAAATCTCCGGTAAAGAACTTCACCAACGCTCCTCCAATCTTGGAAACGCGATCGCGCAAAACATCGAACGCAGCACCGAGGGCAGCGGTTGCTACCTTGAGTTGTTCCGCCCCTCGTTTCGTGGAAGTGAAGTAAGAAATAAGAGTCCCTATTGCAACGAGGATAAGCCCGATTCCCGTAGCTGCGAGAGCCACTTTGAACGACTTTAAACCGGTTACCCCGTTCTTAATACCCCCCGTAAGGTTGCGAAAGCCGGAGATAGCTCCCCCGGTCATCTTGTCGAGTTGATTCGTAAGTCCAGATACCGCCCCGGACGTTCCTTCTACGCCGGTTTGAACGTCCTGAATCGCGCTGTTTACGTCTCCCGTATCCGCTCTAAACTTTAAAATGTAATCTTGTTGAGTAGCCATTTACCGAGGGTGTATAAAACGAATGCGAACGAACAGAGATAAACAGAAGCGAGGCCCCAATCCAAGACCTTGAACCAAAGAGGGACGGTTACCTTCTCGCCCTTGCTCTGGAGGAGTTGAATCGCTTCTCCTATATAACGATGGTTGTCGAGATTCCTCATTGCTGTGATTGTTGCCAACATTCCGAAACCTGAACTCCGCCGTTTTGAGACACGAAACGATAGCCGTACCGCTCGCAGCAACTTTGAGGGACGGATGTTGAAGTCGTGCCGGCTGCGTTTTGAAAAGTCAATTGTCCGAACTTATCGACCGAATACGGAAGCCACGCACAATCCCGAATATCTCCCAACACCTTCACGAGTTCGATTTGGGTAAGACCTTCGGAAGTTGCATCGAGTTTAATTGAGATGATTCTCCAATAGGTATCCTTGATATAGATCTTGTCGGCGAATTCGAAGTTCGCTATATCGGTTCTCGCGAGCCGGAAGTATGCGGTCATTTTACGAGCGTCCGAAGAATAGAGTTCATTTACCCACGGCCTCCAGTATTGATAATAAAGCGTATTCAAGGGGCTTACGAGCAAGTAACGAAACGGGCGTTCCGTACCGTAAAGAAGAGACTCGTCGCTGACGTCGATACTCAACCGGTTTTCGCTGTATTCACTCCATTCGGGGAACTTCGTTAATTGATTCGCAGAGAAGTACCAATTCCCGGAGTTGTTGTATCCGTTCCAATATGCGAGGCGAGGTTTCGGGTCTTTAATTGATTTGTCCTCGTTCGTGGTGTCGGCTACCATCCGGTGAATGATGAAGTCGGTTTGAGGAACGTATGAAGTAACGAACGGGGCGAAAGGTGAAGTAATGGTCTTCTCTCCCGAAGCGAAATCGTTCTCGGGATCGTCTACGCGGTATCTGCCATATACCCGCCCTGCGTTCTTTTGAACGAGTTCATTAACGAAGTCTTTCCCTTCGCTCATAGTCCACTCGTATCGCCGCGCTTGGAGGTCGGTCGTTGGCTCGATTTTTATGTCTTTCGAGAGGTCTATTTTATTCGTCCAATCCTTTGCCGTTCCCGAAGCGAGGTAATCAGTAAATGGTTCAATATCGAGATGCTTGGGGTTGTTCTTGTCCGGGATGAATACGAGGTTGAACATCTTTTGAAGTCCCGATATAAAGTCGATTTGCTTCATTTCGGGCATATTTGCCGAAGCCGTCCACGCCGTACCCGCCAGAGCGGTATCTATCAACTCGAAAGAAGTCGTCGGGACGGTCAAAGAGTTATAACCCCCTAAAACGGCGGTATCTGAACTCGTATGGAAGTGGTATCGAACGTCTACGGTATCGCCTGAATCCAAGCCGATATAAGGCGTTACGATATTGTACGTGAAGACGGTGGTAAGGTCTGCGGGTTCTCCCTGCAAAACGTCCATATATTCCGTTCCGTTTACAAATACTGCGACGTGAAATTCGTGATTCGTAGGTAAGGTATCGATTTTAATATTTACCCTAAAGCGGTAGAGACCGTCGAAAGGCGCTGTAAATACCCCGCTCGCTACGTTGCCGCCCGTATCAAAGAAGGGCGTTGTTTCAGCGAAGCTCAAAGTCTGCCACGCCGTACCCGAGACGGTTACATCCGAAACAAGTCCCACATGAAAGAGGGCTTGCTCTTCCCCCGTAACGGTGTCGTTGATTTCGCCGCCCGAGTTGCACATGAAATAGAGTTCCGTCTGCCTATCGAGAAAATTCGAATCAAACGTATATCCCGCGTCCGAAAGGATAGCCGTAAGCATCTCTTTTATGCGAAGAAAACCCGTTACTTCGTAAGCGTTTACGCCCGTAGACGAGGTGCTCCAAACATCCGAACCGCTCCAATTTTGCCCGCGATCCACTACCCCGAAACGAACGGGTAAATTTGAACCCGTCCACGTAGCGAGAACGTTCGTGTAATTGAGCGTTTCAGTATATGAAGAGAAATCCGCGTCCGTAAGCATAGCGTCCCCAATATCCCGAGAGAGGTTCGCCGTCTCTCCGAAGAAGACGAGTTCCACGTCTGCATATTTCCCTTTTTGGACGTATATCGCTTTCACCTGAACAAAGCCCCGCATGAGTGGGATGGTGTTATAGGTGAGTTCCGCTTCGGCTTTCGTCTTGGGATTCCAAGTCGGAATAAGTCCGAACTCATTCACCGCCCCGAAATAGTCTTGATTCTGTTTCGTAAGAGGTACGCGGAAGGTCTGCGAGAAATTCGAAGAAGCGGCGTTTATCTCCTGGAGGTTCGAAAACTGATAGGAGAGGTTAACCGGCTCGTTCTGGTAAAGCTCGATTTCATTCCCTTCGATCGTGAGTCTTAGCATCGGATGATTTGAGCGAGTTCAACATTAAACGAGGTAACGAATACCTTCGAGACGGTTTCTTCTTCGATTTGCATCGAGTTGGTTTGAATCGTTACCGGCAACCAAGTCCCCCCAATTTTTGCCATTACGTTTTTACTTCTCATGCAGTATTGAAAGAGCGTGAGTTCCTCAATCGTGAGAAGGCCGTTGAGTTGGTACTGTTCTTTCGCTTCGAGTTGATACGGCTTGATTTCGCGATCGTTGCTCGCGAAGGTATATTCGTCCGTATTGTATGTACCCAAAATCTTTCGATACGTCTTCTCTTCGCGCGTGAGCGTCTTTTGCTTCTTGCCGTTAAATTTGAGGTAATCCCATCCCCCTACGGTATTCGCCC